TGTCCGCTACTCGTAGTCCGACAACCGACCCATGGGGTCTTCATCGAAGGCGAGCTGCTGCTTTCGCCAACGCGATTCGAGCCAGCCGAACAGCCGCTGGGCCCACCATCGATTGTGTCCGCGGTACAGTTGTCCACGGAACTGTACGATGGACGAGATCCCCCATGTCACATCGGTCACGTCAATGTCAAGCCACCGGCTCTGCATTGACCACCGGATCACTTGGGTCGGGTCGGCCCGATTGGCCGTCCACTGCTTGCGCCGCCATACGATCGTTCGTTTCTTGATCTTCATCTTCATCTCCTCTGCTAGTCGGTGTCGCCGCCGAACTTCTTCCGCATCTTCACCTTGAACCGCTCGATATGCTTGCACGTGCCCGTCTTCGAGAACTGCCAGCCCTTACACTGACAGTACACCGCGTGGTTGCTGCCCATCCGAATCTCGTAGGACCCACGGCCGCTGTCACTGGGTTCAATCCCCAAGACCGTGTAGTCCTTGCTATTCAACTGGGCCAGCTTGGCGGCGATGATTGCCGCCGTGTCCTCGTTACGTTGCGTCTGCCGCTGCTCGTGTTCGAGCTCGTGGGCGATCTCCCGATTGCGCTGGTGAGCGAGTGCTCGAGCCGAGTGCAATGCGGATGGTCGTCGTCTAAACAGCTTCATTTGCCATCTCCCGTTCGGTCGAACACCCGGATGTCACGCACTGGGTTGTAGTGGAGCCACACGCCCTGACTCTTCAACGACAGGAGTTGCTGATCGTCTCGGTCGTAGCGGATCTCCGTGGCGACGATTGTCAAGTCATGCCACATAAATTCAGGTCCGTTGTACACCTCGAACTGGACGACCATTTTGTTCGTGATCATATTCATGCTCATCTTCGTCTCCTCCTACCGAAGAGAGGACCGGACCCATCGGCCCGGCCCCCCCATGGCTACGCCGCCAACTTCAGCTTGCGCTCGTCACGCTTCGCCTGTTTGAGCTTGGCTTCGTACGCGGCGATCTTCTTCTTGCGCTTCTCGATCTGTGCGTGCAGCCGTTCGAGCCGCGCCTCGATGCGCTGCACCTTGCTGAGCTTCTTCGACGTCTGCTTCTTGCCCTTGCCCCGCTTGGTCGACTTCTTCGATGTGGTCTTCGTTGCCGATTTGCCGTTCATCTTGATCTTCATTTTCGTCTCCGTCTCTGATTGACTGTTGACTGTTGACCGTGTGTACGTACGCCGACTACTTCGACAGCTGCCGCAGCAGCGCGTCGACCTTCGCCTGTCCCTTGGCAATCGCTTTCTTCAGATCCCGAATCTGCTCCCTCCAGTTTTTGCGGTCGTCCTTGTCGTTGTCCCGGATGTCACGCACCGTGTTCTCGAACTCTTTGCGGGCGTCGGCGATCTCTTCATTCACCCACCGCGGTTGCGCCTTGATATCGCGCAGGATGTCTTTCAACTCCTTCTGGTCGTCCTTCAGGTCCACCCGCGCCTGGTGCAGTACCTCGCGCATCAACCGGGTGTCCATCAAGTCCAGACGTCCACTTGCCGCGTTCTCCGCCGCTGTCGGTCGTCTTGTCTTCATCTCAGTCTCCTTCTTTACCAACGTGTTTACACCAGATCACGGCAGGCATTCACCTCCGCGACCACGCCCTCTTCCGACGTCTCGTCCGCGTTGATCCGCAGCCACCGCATCGCCCGCTGCGACAGATCACCCGTGTCCATGGTGGGGACCGCCCACCCGAGGTTCTGCGCCGTCAACATCATCAACCGGTCGTACCGATCGTCTTGCTGTGCCCACCGCCACAGCTCACCCAGACTGGACACCGGCACCAGCTTATGGGTCTTGGTGGGGACCGCGGTGGTCAGCCGCTTGTACTCGTCGAGCATCCGATGGTACCGTTCGACCTGCTCTTGTGACCGCTGTTTCCGTTTCGCCGTCTTCATATCCGTCTCCTCTTCAGTGCGGCTGGACGAGCCGTTCCGTTCCATCGTCGTTGTCGTCGGCCATGTCTCGCAGATGCTGCTCGAACACGTCGCTCAGCAACTGGGTGATCGCGCGCATCGCCGTGTCCTCGTCGTCGGCCACGACGGCGGGGTCGACTGGGTACAGCTTTCCACTCAGCGACATGTTCAGTACCCAGCTGCGGACCCCGCCGTCCGTGTGGCTGGTCAGCACGAGTGCAATCACCGCCCGTGTTCGTTCGTTGCCCATCTCTGTCTCCTTCTATTATCGTTGCCGCTCTTTATCGTCGGTCTCCTGCGGGACGCTGCAGACCCGCGCTGCCGAAGCTATGGCACCGATCGCACGTGGGCACATCGCCCAAGACGGGGTGCGGGGTGGTGCCTGTGGCCAATCGGTCGCACTTGGCGAACCACCGACATAGCACCGTGTCCACTTGCTGAGCGATGGTCTTGCGAATCTGTTTGCGAGTCTTGGTCTTCATCTCTGTTCTCCTTGTCCGTCTATTGGTTGCCGGTTGCCGGTCTACCGTTTGCCGACGCCCTTGTGACCCGTGTCCGGTCCCTTGCACTCGTGAATTTCGAAGTCCGTGTAGTGATACCGCTTGCCGTCTGCTGTGAACGCCGCCAATTGTTTCCGCCGCGCCTCGGTCTGACTATCGGCGCTCACTATCCAGGACCACCCGCCCCCACGCACGGCTCGGCCACGCACATGGTCCAGCCGGTCGCAGCTGGCGGTATGAATCTGAAAGGTTCGACGACCGGGACGCCGATGGGCGCGTGGGTCGAACACGCATATGAACACCGACTTGGGTTGCGGCGTGGCCCACGACGTGGTAGGCTTGCCGTTGGTGTCGTGTGGGGTCTGCCGCTTGGGCAACGCGGCGAGGACCCCTTGGTGCACCCGCAGCGCGAACTGCTCGGCCTTGCGCCGCCACCGACGTTGCTCACGAGGAGTGGGCGGGGTGTTGGTCTTGGCGAACCGCTTGGCCCAGCGGACGGCCACATCGCGCAGGGCCGTGTGCAGGATCTGGGTGGGCACCACACTCTGGGTAGGAGTGGGCGTCTTCCACTGCGCCAGAATAGCGGGCGCCGTTTGTGGGACGGCCGCGCGGCGTGGGGTGGCGCGTTGCTTGGGCACGATACCCAGCACGGACCACCCAGCTTGGGCGGGCAACTCGGCCACGAGGACCCAACGCAGCCGGTCGTGGCTCTTGAGGATAGCCACCGTGCGGCCTTGGTATTCCGCCGGGACCACGAGGGGTCCCAGCTTCGGTTTCGGTTTGCGAAACAGTGGGTGGGTGTGGGTCTTCATCTCCGTCTCCTTCGTTTTCTGAATCACAGACCGGCTTCGTCCAGGTGGCGGCACCGCTTGGTCCGACTACCGGGTGTGCCGTGCGCATATCGGAACGCCAAACACGGGCAGATGGGCGCGCGACGGGTCCCGGTGATTTTGTAGACCCGACGCGGGTTGCTCTTCGAACGAACGCGGGCGACAACGACGGTGGTGTTGGTCTTCATCTTCATCTCCATATGCGGACAGCCGCTTACGATTTACGACCCCGACGGCGGGCGGCGTGCCGCTCGGCGAGGTGGTGGCTCTTGTGGCACCGGCGGTGGGCCCACGCGTGGTTCCGCCGGTCGTTGTTTTCGTGGTCCCCGTCGATATGGTGCAGGGTCACGTCGGTGTTCATAGGCGACGATTCGCCGTCCCCAGGTTGATAGGCGTCGGCAAAGCTATCGGCGAGTTCGTCGTCTTCGTAGTCCGTGTCGTCGTGTTCGTGGGTCAGCAACGGCTCGTGGCAGAAATAGCAGACCACATCCGCATACGCCCACCGCACCATCTCGCGCAACTTGCGCAGCTCTTGGCGCGTTCCTTTCCGCATCCCCATCTTCATCTCCAGTCTGCTCGGCCAAACCCATTGGGGCGGCCACTGGGGCGGTCGAGCCCCACACCTATTATCCCACACCTTGCGGCAAAACGCAACACCGGCGGGCGGGCGGGCGGCCGTTTCGGGGGGCAGTAATTAAGGTCCACGGGGCGGGGGTTAAGTCCTGTTGGCTGAGGTGGTTACGGGCGGGGCCGGGTGGGTGCCTGAATTCCTGGACCTAGTAGCATTCAGCAATTATGGGGATCCATTGGACGAAATCGGCCAAAGGTCCAGGAAAAGTCCAGAAGTTGGCGGATCCATCGTTGAAAATTTGCGAGGTTCAGCAATAATGGGCAAAAATCACGAAATTTCACGATTTCGCCACGTTTGGCGGGGGACCGAAAAACGCTAAACCCCAAAATATTTTTGACGATTCTCTGTAAGGTGTTGGAAAGGCGGGGGGTTAACGGCCAAAAAATCGTCGTCTGAACGCCGTAAACGTGCTAAAGTGGGGGTTTTACGACGGAAGCCCGGTAAATCCGTTAGTTTCGTGGGGTTGGTGCGGAAATTGTGTGGAAAAGTGGGGAAACGTAGAATTACGACGGGGCGGGGGCGCCAAAAACACCCCCGGGCCATGACCCACTTTTGCTGAATCGACGTGGCGGGGGATTAATGGACCCAGCCGGGGTGGCCCAAAGTGGGGTATGGAGTTAAGGGTGCGAGAAAGTGGGGTTTTTCCTGGCGCCAATTGGGATTTCTGAAGGTTACGGGGAACGCGGGTAGGGGAATCTGGAGATGAAGTCCAGGAAATAACGCCACGGTTTCCGCCATGAATTGGGCGTAACGCGTATCGTATGGAAATCGTGCTGATTCATGAGTAATGCCCGTTCTTTTTCGGGTCAACCAACTCATCCATAATGAATGCGTGATGAATTTATGGACGCCCGTTGTTGGGCAGTGTCTTGTCCTCTCGATATACGAGCCAGCGAGTGATGCGCCGGCGATATTGATGGTCGATGAAGCGGCCAACGGCGATGAAGCGGTGACCGTCGCACACGAACGTGGTGGAATCAATCTGGGAGATGAGTTTCTTGGCGACCATGTGGTTGTCGAATAGGTAAAGGGGCACGTTGGTGGGTGGCACAATCCAGTGCAGCCGGGGTTTGGTGCGGTCAAATTGCAAGGTATCGCGCAATGTAGTATAGGGGCGGGGGATGAGTGAGAGACGGACGGGGCGTCGAGTTTTGTCGTAGTCGGGCAGTGGGATGATGTCGCCCGGGTCGACCAGCTTCTTGGGTTTCTTGGATTTATCGTTCATGGCTAAACGCTCCTCGACAATACGATATGAACCGTGGGGACTCGATAGAGACTGTTACTGCCGGTACCTTTAATACCAATGCCAACCCCACCGGTGCCGAATGATTGGGTCAGACTGGTGATGTCCATTTTGGGTGGGGTAGGTAGATCGGTTAAGGGATGATAATCCACACCGGTGTATACGAAGCTGGTACTCCATAATGCGTGGGGTAGGGTGGACGGGCGTACGTGTATGAGTACCAGGTTTAGTGATTTCATGCGGTCAACCCAGTCTCGGCATGCGGTTTGAAACGCGGGTGGGGACGTATCAAGGTCAAACGGGTAGATAAGGTCCTTGCCTTGACGGATCATTTTCCCATTGGCATCGACGATAGGTAAACTAGAGGGATCGAGTTGGGCGCGCGGGATTCGAATAACCTTAGGGTTTTTAGTGATTTGTAGCCTGAGGCGGGGACGAGGAATTGAGACGGGTGATGGGGGTTTTGCCTGATTTTTGACCGTTTTGACGACGATTACGCGGTGGTTCGTGGGGCAATCTCTGCGGTTGCAGCCACGTGGGTGGCACACGGGGCAGAACGTGCGGGCACAACTGGTGCAAATGATCCGACGGCCGTGTCGTTTATGTGCAGAACAGTATCGGTGGAAGCGACGGTTGGCGGCCTCCTGCAACTTATATCGAAATAAGCGATCATGCAACGACATATGAGATGCTCCTACCCGGTTAGAATTGAACGAGTGAAACTGGACGATGAACCAGGCGTTATGTGAAACGCATAAATCACTCCTTTGGCGGGCCTTATTTCAGAAAGCCGGATTTCGAACCCGGTAATCTGGCGAGATGGGCTCCGCCCGACGCAACTAATATGCCGTAAACGGGGGACACCCGGCTACAGGAATCGTAACTCGGTGAAAACGCTCCGGCATAGTGGGGTCGAGTTTGGGTCAATCGAAAAGAAAGCCGGGTCAATGTGGAAAAGTTCGGAGTCACGATTTTCGATATCGAAAACTGGGTCTGAAAAGGTGAAAGAAACCGGGTAGGAGAAGTGATGAAATGAATGATGAATTAGTGTGATGAAAACGGACGAAATGCGTTCTCATAAATGACGAGGGTGAAAATGAACCACGCCTGCTGGTGTTGACTCAAGGCGTTTGCCCGTAAACGGAAATGAAATAAGTGGGGTTGGACCCATGCTGGGTGGTGTAAAACGATGAAATGGGAAACCTTGACCCGTGAAGCCAAACGCGCCCTTGGTGTGTCCTTTCTTCTCATATTAATAATTTAAAATTTAATTTAATTTAATTAAAGGGTTAGTTATAAGGATAATTACAACGACGAGAACTGAAATTACGGGGTAGAACAAGAGAACACACACACCCCGCCGCGGAAGCCCGGGGTCAATCCAAGAAACGATCGAAATTGTACGGTGAACGTGGGTCAAAACGTGTGTTTCTCTCACGAAATCGAGGGTTTTTACGAAAAACCTTATAGAGGACGAGTTCTTCACCCAGGTTTGGGGCATAATGAGTGTCGGGGCGCCAGCTCGTGCATAGGTAACGATGAGAAAAAAACGGACCGTACGGAACGCATCGACCACGTCGTCGTCGCCACCACGGAATGAGCCGATGACGAATTGGCGGAAGTCTGTTCGCACGATTTGCCGGGAACTTGTCACCCAGCACAGCACGGATATCATGATGCGTCTCACGGACGGGCTCAAGTCAGTCAACCCCAAAACCGCGTTGAAGTTCATCTCGTTCATCGCCGCGTACGAGTCGGGCAAGCCCGTCGAGACCCATCGCATGGTTGGCCTGCAAGACGGCCCGGACGGCACTTACGATCTCACGCGGCTCAGCGGCAAGGAGCAGCGAGAACTCTTGAAGTTGCTTAGGAAAAGTCGCGACTCCGCTAGTTCGACACTACCTCCCAGCTCGCCGGACGTGGACGACGATCAATCATGAAAATCATGACTCATCGTCGCCGTCGTACTAATCGCGCCAATTCATCACTTAATCGCGCCCGCGCGTCGGCGTCGGCGAACGACCCAGTGGCTACCGCGTTGGTCAATACCCCAACCGAAGTCTTGGATTCATTGGTGGATCAGCTCGAACAGCAGGATGCGTTGGCTCGGTTGCGCAATTCCATACCACCAGTGTTCAACCCGCTGTTTCGTCCCGCGCGCTACAAAGGTGCCCACGGTGGTCGAGGCAGTGCCAAGTCGTGGTCGTTCGCTGAGATGTTGATTCATCGCGCCATCGCTCGTCCGGGGATGCGTGCGGTGTGCATTCGCGAGATCCAACGCTCCCTTGGACAGTCAGTGAAGCGATTGCTCGAAGACACGATCGCGCGCTATCATGTAGGTCCACGATTTGATGTCCTCAACAGTTTCATACGCACCCCGGGCAACGGACGGATCATCTTCCAGGGAATGCAGGACCACACCGCCGAGTCAATCAAGTCGTTGGAAGGATTCGACATCGCGTGGGTGGAAGAAGCGCAGGCCCTGTCACGACGTAGCATGGATCTGTTGCGACCCACCCTGCGTCGCGATGACAGTGAGTTGTGGTTCTCGTGGAACCCACGTCATGCCAATGATCCGGTAGATGATCTGCTGCGCAATTCCCCACCGCCCAACAGTATCGTCATCCAGGTCAACTACCAGGATAACCCGCACCTGCCCAAAGTGCTGCGCGATGAGTTGGAATGGGATCGCCGCCGTGATCCGGAAAAGTACGAACACATCTGGCTAGGTGGATACGAAAAGAACAGCGAGGCACGCGTCTTCAAGAATTGGCGCATCGAGGAGTTCGATACTCCACCAGATGCGCAGTTCTTGTTCGGTGGGGATTGGGGATTCGCGACCGACCCCGATGTCCTCGTCCGTGGCTATGTCGTGGATCGCTCCCTCTATATCGACGCTGAGGTGTACAAGATCGGTTGCGACATTGATGATACGCCTGCCTTGTTCGATTCGCTAGGTTGTACCCTGGACCATGTGCATGACATTGACCTAGACCGTAGTGTGCGGCATTGGAGTCGACCGAAGTGTCAAGCCATGGCTCGCGCGTGGGAACTTGTCACTGACTCGGCGCGTCCCGAGACGATTTCGTACATGCAGCGCCATGGGTACCCGCGGTGCATTGGGGCGAAGAAAGGTCCAGGCAGTGTAGAGGAGGGCGTGTCCTTCCTCAAGAACTACGACATCATCGTTCACCCGCGATGCATTCACGCAGCTGACGAATTGACCATGTACAGTTTCAAGAAACACAAGCTCACGGGCGCCATCATCCCCCAGCTGGAGGATAAAAAGAACCACGTCATTGACAGTTTGCGCTACATGGTGGAGCCGCTACGTACTGACCACGGCGATGGGAGTTTGACATGGTAGATGGCAATGGTCATGATCGCGAAGTGATGCGTACGGCGGACAATGGCAATGGCAGTGACGTCATTCCGTGGTCGCGTGCGGATCTGATGCTGCCGTTGATCGGGCGATCGGAGTTCGGAGATCGCAGTGGGTATCAGTTCATGGGGCGTCGGGATACCTACCGCGCCCTTGGCTATCGCTACGTCCTCACCTCACGCGACTACTGGGATCGGTATCGACGAGGTGGCATTGCGAAGCGCATCGTCGAGACGTTTCCCAAAGCCTGCTGGCGTGGCGGGGGTGAACTGGTGGAAGACGAAGACCCGGATACCCTCACCCAGTTTGAGCAAGCATGGACCGATCTCGACAAGCGACTGCACCTGTGGTCCGTATTCCAGCGTGCCGATACCTTGACAGGCCTAGGTCACTTCGCCATCATCCTCATGGGCGCGCCCGGTGAATTCAACGACCCGCTCGTTACATGCGCACCGAACGATCTGAAGTACTTGACTCCGTTTTCCGAACGCGATGTCCTAATCGAATCGTACGAAGACGACAAGACCAACGAACGCTTTGGCCATCCACTTTACTACCAGATCTTGCGGATGCCGTCGTCCATGCCGTACTCCCCGAGCATGTACAGCCGAGTGCATTACTCCCGCATCATCCACATTGCCGAAGATGCGTTGGACAACCCCTTGTTCGGTCCCCCGCGTCTGGAGAGTGTATGGAACTATTTGGACGACCTCGTCAAGGTTGTGGGTGGGGGATCCGAGGCGTTCTGGAAACGTGTGGACGGCGGCAAGCAATTGAAGTTGGATCCCTCTCTTCCAGTACCGACCAAGGAACAGACCGATGCGCTCCATCTCCAGCTCGAGGAGTACACCCACGAGCTGCGGCGGATCCTGACCACCAGGGGTGTGGAGATCCAAGACCTGGGTTCGTCGGTCGCGAACTTCCAGCAGCAAGTCAGCAGCCTGATGGATCTCATCGCGGCCACCACCGGCATTCCCCAGCGCATCCTCATGGGCAGCGAGCGGGGCGAGTTGGCCAGTACCCAGGATCAGTCGAATTTCGATGATCGGGTGATGGATCGGCGTACGGACTTCGCGGAGCCCTGCATCGTACGTCCGTTCGTTGATCGCCTCATCGCCCTTGGGACACTGCCGACCCCCGCGGATGATTACACCGTACGCTGGCCCGAGATCAAGAACCTCAACGACGCCCAGCGCATGGACATGGCCAACAAGGCCGCCACCCTGAATCAGACACAGGGCGAGGTCGTCGTTACGACCAACGAGATCCGCGATCGCATCCTGGGATTCCCGCCCCTCACCGAGGAGCAGCAGACCGAGATCGATGCGAAGAAGCAGGAACAAGCGGCAGCGGACGCCGCCAAGCATCAAGCCGAGTTGGAAAAGATCAACGCGAAGCTGGGCAACGTGCCACCCCCTCAATTACAGGCCGCGTCGTCGTACATTGACATTACCTCGTTGGAACATGCCCTGATCCACGACGACTTCGAATTGGCTGAAGCCATCGTGGGTCGTGCCCTGGCTCCGTTGCCCGATCGATCTGAGACCTTGACCGAGGCCGCTCGCCTCCGTCGCAAAAAGAAGACGCAGCCACGGTCATTGTCATGAACTCGCTACTCGCTGAACGTGTCGCGCGGCTCATCGTAGCCCAGGTCCAGCAACAACTGCGGTTACGTACGCACGATCCCATTGCGTCCTCATCACCCAGCTGGTGGGCCGACATTCTGATTCAACGTGCCTTGGGTGGTCCAGGCAGTGGATTCCATGGCCACGCGGGACGACCAGGAGAAGTCGGCGGTAGTACCTCGGGCAGTGGCGCAGATAAATTCGTGAAGCCGACAAAGAAGCCAGGCGAGAACATTGAGTCGTCGATCTATGTCACTGAACCCACGCGTCAACAGATCGATCATGTGTTGGGCGAGGGGGTGGATCCGCATCAAGTTGCCGCGAACATGGTCGCGGACTCGGATGAAAAGTTTCGAGTGATCGTGCGTCGGGGTGGGGTGCATAACCAGGACGCGATTCATATTCGCTTTGTTAGTGAAGCCGGTACGACGATTGAACGAGTGTTTCGACGCGACGCCTATGGACAATTAACCGTGGACCACGACTACTTCGAACTCGCCAAACAGAACGTCGGTGGCGCCAAAGACATCTTGCGATCGTCCTTTGCCGAGTACGAACGCCTTGGCGTTGTGGCCGTACACATGGAAGCCAACATCGATGTGGGTGGCTATGCCTGGGCCCGCTACGGCTTCGTCCCTATTAACCCGGGCCACATCCTGGGCAAGGTGGCCAATGAACTGGAGGACAGTAATCCGTACAAGGGCAGTACAGCCGATCGCTTGCTCAAAGCAACGAACCGCGAACTGAACAAGGATCGACCCGATGGCCATTTCTTATGGAAGATCGCGGACACCGAAGCCATCGGGAAGCAGGTCCTCCTCGGTTCCTCATGGTCAGGTAAGTTCGACATGAAGGACACCGCCGCGATCGCGCGATTCAATCACTATGTCAACCCGAAATCGGCTACGTCCAAGGCGCCCATTGCCAAGCGACCACGCCCACGTACGTTCAATCCGATCCCAGGACGCAGCCGTGGGTAATGAACTTTTCTATCGCGACGGTCCAGACGGCCAACCGCAAGACCGCCGCATTTGGGACGACCTCCTCGGCGACGATCACCTCCCAGAGGAACTGGACTATGGCCTCGACGAAACGGACCTCGACGAATCAGAGTCAGACACAGACAAGGAGTGATGACATGACCACACACGCGCACGACACGCCCCCGCCGCCGCCGCATGATATTGGTGGGCCGGTCCAGAGCAAATCGACCAAGCCCGCCCCGCCGTCGTATGCTCCTACCAGAGAGCGTCGCGCGCCGAACCTGCTCGACGGAGCGGATCACACTCCGTACTTGGCGAGCGGGGAACCCAAGGAGGACGACCCCCCGCGCGGCCCCACGGTGCCGACGAACTACGGCGATCTGGATGCCGACTCGGTGATCAACAACCGTATCGGCGGTGTCGGGGTGGTCCACATCCTGGCTGACACTGAAGCGCTGAAGGCGCAGGAAGCCAAGGCCGCCGCAGCCAAGGCCGCCGCACCCCCACCTGCGGAATCAGCGAAGCATTCCCATTCGTCGGCGTCGTAGGCGGTCGGCGTCGTGGACGTACGAGATGTGGTGTATCGGCTGGCCGCGAGGATACCCGGTTGGAAGCGGGTCCTGGCGGCCGGTCGTACGCACGAGCGCATACTGGCGCATCACTTCGCCCATGCGTTTGCCACGGGTGGCGCGTTTCTGCCTGAGACGTTTCACTCACACCAGGAAGCCGAAATCGCGTTGGATCAGGTTGTGCGCATTGTAGAACAGCAAATGGCCGACGGGCTGCCCGATCTCCTCTACAACGCCTTGGTGGCGGGTGGCAACGCCGCGGCATCGAATTTGCAGTTCACCTCGCGTATGACCCAGCGCTTCGTTGATAATCGCGCGCTCGCGAAGGGGGGAACGGGGTATGCGTTCAATCGCAGTAACCCAAAAGCCGTCGAATGGGCGCGGGACCACGCCGCCAAGTTGGTGGGTGGGATTACCCGGACGACACGCGATAAGATTCGTGAAATCATTGGCGACGTGTTAGACGGCGATTCGACATGGACCCAGGCGATGGGCGATTTGGAAGACATTTTCACCGACAAAGACCGGGTGCGGACCATTGCCAGAACTGAATCTATGACCGCGGTGAACCAAGGACAGCGGGCGCTGTGGGATCAGGCAGTCAACGATGGCTATCTCGATGGCGATGAAAATCAAGTATGGATCGTAACACCGGACGACAAGCTCTGTGACATCTGCGATCCCCTTGACGGCGCCACCGCCCCACTGGGGAAGGACTTTGACGAGGACGGACCACCTGCGCATCCGAATTGTCGGTGTACGATCGGATTGCTGGGGTGATCATTTATCTTATGGCACTCATCAGTGTGATTTCGGCGGTGGTCGCGGTCGTGGCCGTGGGTATGTGTGCGTGGAATCTCCATGTCGTAGCGCAGTTGGAAGAAAACTTGACGAAGTTTGAGGCGCGACTCGATCAATTGACGAAAGATTTGGGAGGATAGCGATGCCCGGAC